CTTGTTGACAGCGATGACACCCTCGATAGTATCTTTACTAGCGATATGGCTATTGGCAGATATGTTGCACAAAGGGCGGGCATCGGTATCAACGCAGGTAGAATCCGTGGCGTCAACAGTAAGATCAGAGGTGGAGAAGTCGCGCACACGGGTGTTATTCCATTCCTCAAAAAATTTGAGAGCACTGTCAGATGCTGCACTCAAAATGGCATTCGCGGTGGAAGCGCGACTGTCCACTTCCCCATCTGGCACCAAGAAATCGAAGACATCATTGTCCTAAAGAACAACAAAGGATCAGAAGATAACCGTGTCCGAAAACTTGACTACTCAATCCAAATCTCCAAGCTCTTCTACGAGCGATTCATTGGTGATGGAAACATCACGCTATTCTCACCTCACGATGTCCCAGGTCTTTACGATGCTTTTGGCACTGACGAGTTTGATGCTCTCTATACGCGCTATGAATCTGACGGATCGATTCCGAAGAAGACTATCCGCGCTCAAGCACTCATTCTGGACCTCCTGAAGGAGAGGGCAGAGACTGGTCGCATATACCTAATGAACATCGACCACTGCAACTCACACTCCTCGTTCAAAGACAAGGTGAACATGAGCAACCTGTGTCAGGAGATTACCCTGCCTACAGATCCTCTCCAACATATCGATGGTGAGGGTGAGATTGCCCTGTGTATTCTGTCTGCTATCAACGTAGGCAAACTGAAGTCTCTGGACGACATGGAGGAACTGTGTGATCTGGCTGTTCGTGGACTGGAGGAACTGATTGATTACCAGCAGTACCCTGTAAAGGCAGCAGAAGCGTCTACAATCAACCGTAGGTCTCTTGGGGTTGGGTATATCGGTCTTGCTCATTACCTCGCCAAGCAGGGGGTGTCCTATGGCGATCCCGAGGCACTCAAGAAAGTACATGCTCTCACCGAGTCCTTCCAATATAATCTCTTGAAAGCATCTAACCAGATTGCAAAAGAGAAAGGTAAGTGTGGTTACTTTGATCGCACCAAGTATGCTGATGGTATTCTGCCTATCGATACATACAAAAAAGACGTAGATGAACTGGTGACACCAGAGTACAAATATGATTGGGAGACTTTACGATCCAGCATCGTCGAACATGGATTACGACACAGCACATTGTCCGCACAGATGCCATCGGAGAGCAGCTCCGTTGTGTCAAATGCAACCAATGGAATCGAACCACCTCGCGGATACTTGTCCGTTAAAAAGAGCAAGAAGGGACCCCTTAAACAGATTGTACCGCAGTTCAACACTCTCAAAAATAATTATACTTTACTGTGGGACATGCCTAATAATAGCGGCTATATCAACGTGGTCGCAGTCATGCAAAAGTTCTTCGACCAAGCCATCAGTGGAAACTGGTCTTACAATCCAGAGAACTACCCCAACAATGAAGTCCCAGTGTCCGTAATGGCGGGTGACTTTTTGAATACATATAAGTATGGTTGGAAGACATCTTACTACCAGAACACCTACGACAATAAGAGTGATGAAGTAGAAGAACCAAAAGAAGAGAAACAATCTATTGAAGACCTGTTAAATCAAATTTTAGACACCGAGGAGGAAGCTTGTGACAGTTGCGCGATTTAGAGTGACGGAACCCAAGAGACCAGTAGGTATGACTGTGTTCAACACGAACAAAGTTGATACCACCAAGCAAAAAATGTTCTTTGGTGCCCCTCTCGGGGTCCAAAGATATGATCAGTTTAAATATCCAGTCTTTGATAAACTAACCCAGACACAACTGGGTTATTTTTGGAGACCAGAAGAGGTGTCACTACAAAAAGATCGTGCAGACTATCAAACACTTCGCCCCGAGCAAAAGCACATTTTCACTGCCAACCTTAAGTACCAGATCCTCCTGGATTCTGTACAAGGGCGTGGTCCTGGGATGGCTTTTAGTCCTTTCTGTTCACTACCTGAACTTGAGGGTGCCATGAATATCTGGCAGACTATGGAGATGATTCATAGTCGCTCCTATACATACATCATCAAGAACGTATACCCAGATCCCACCGAGGTACTGGACACTATCGTTGATGATGATCGTATTCTGGAGAGAGCCAAGAGTGTTACAGCAGCATACGATGAGTTCTTACAAGCATCGCAGGAGTGGGGTGCTGGTAACCGTTGGGAGCAGGCATTAGAGCAGGTTGATTCTGCCCAGTGGGAACTCAAGGAACTCAAGCGTAAACTCTACCGTGCTGTAGTCAACGTCTATATCCTTGAGGGTATTCGTTTCTATGTTTCTTTCGCATGTTCTTTCGCTTTCGGTGAACTGAAGATGATGGAGGGTAACGCCAAGATCATTGGACTGATTGCTCGCGATGAGTCACAGCACATGACTATCACCCAGAACATTATCAAGAAGTGGTTGGAAGGTGATGATCCTGATATTCGTGAGATTGCCAAGGAAGAAGAGGAGAACATCATTGAGATGTTCAAACAGTGTGTTGAGGAAGAGAAGAACTGGGCAGAGTATCTGTTCAAAGATGGCAGCATGATTGGACTGAATGATAAGCTACTCTCCAAGTATGTTGAGTGGATTGCGAACAGAAGAATGAAGTCAATCGGATTAAAACCGATCTTCGATGTCCCAGCAAACAATAATCCTCTACCATGGACAGAGCACTGGCTCAATTCCAAGTCTATGCAAGTGGCACCACAGGAGACGGAGGTTGAATCTTATCTGATTGGTGGTATCAAACAGGACGTTAGTGAAAATACATTTGCTGGATTTAAATTGTGAGTTTTGTTGAATATAATGAATACAAATGAATGGTGCTCGATTCAATACAAAAGCGATCCTCCCCAGTCGCCATTTGCTCCGACATGGGACTACACTATTGGAGAAAAACAAATTGATATTGACTGTGATCAACTAAAAAATATTATTCTGGAGAAAGAAAGGGAGATTAAAGAAAAGTTTCCTGCAAGTAGTGATGGTAATACTGGTCTGGGACCAGATAGCCTTACATCTAGATTTAGATATTTTAATGTATTGAGTTGGGGATATGAAGTAACAGATCAGTTGCATGAAGAGATCAAAAAATTTCATAAACAATATTATAGAAGTCTGTTTGGTACGTTTGCAACTCCTCCTAAATTAAATATTAGATGCTGGGCTAATGTCTTAAGGAAGGGTGAAAGAATAAAACAACATTGGCACTCTATTCACCCACATACATACTTGGGAGGACACCTTACTGTTACTGCTACTGATACTAAAACAATATATGTGCATCCTTATGATGACATCGCTAGAAAACATGAAGCAGAAAATGTTCCAGGAAAATTAACTTTGTTTCCAAACTATCTACCTCACTATACTACAGTAAATCAATACGACTCTCCTAGGATTACGATTGCATTTGATCTTACTTCTTTAAATAGTATTTTTACAGACGATGACAACACTCTAATACCATTATGACCGATACTCCATTACCAAAACCCATGCAGGCAGACCCTAAACAATCTAGGGCTATTGAAAAATATATGCAATTAATGGAGATGAGAGATCATGCAGACATTGAACCATTAATGTGGTGGGCAAAACTAAATGAAAAAGAAATGATGTCTGCTATGCAAAAATTTTGCTGGGATAATAGTATTGATTTCAATATGGTTAATTGGGGTAAATTTTTGCGTGGAGAATATATCCCAGAGTCATGGGAGAATCAAGAATGAATTTTATCTACAGGTGGTTATATGACAAACGAACTTCCAGAATGGAAAAAGAAAGCACTGCAGGATCCAACCCTACCAGAGAAACAGGTAAAGGTTCTACTTCACGGTCCCAAGTGTCTGACGGATGCGTGGTTTCTCCAAGCGATGAAGTTCAAATACCAGATCCGTGGTTATGAAGGCTAGTAGTGCTAAAGCAAAAGGTAGGAACTTACAGAAGTGGGTTCGTGAGATGTTGATCGAGATTCTTGATGTCCATCCAGAGGACATTGAGTCTCGATCTATGGGTGCAGGTGGGGAAGATCTCATCATGGCTCGTGCTGCTAGACAGAAGTTCCCTCATAGTATTGAGTGTAAGAACGTAGAACGTCTCAATGTATGGGATGCATACGAGCAAGCTTGTGCTAACTGTGGTGACTATGAACCCATTGTTGTCATGAAGAAGAATAGAAAGAAACCACTTGTAGTTGTAGACGCAGAATATTTCATTGCTTTGTTTGGAAACAAAGACAATCAAGAGGCATCGGATAAATAGTTCGATGCCTATTTTTATATGCCTAGATCACAACTGACAAAGATTGATGTAGAGAGTAAAGTTTACAAGTTAAAGAATGAACTCTATAATGGTCATGAAGACGAGGGTGATAAGTGGCATGAAGGAGCGCACTACACACTCAATAAGGTACTGGATATTTTAAATGAGTTTAGATACTGAAGACTTAAAAAAACTTGCCCAAAGAGCACAACGTATGAAAATGGATGTGTTGTTTGAAGAACCATGTCCTATCTACGAAGCTGACGAAGAAGACTGGGAAGACTTCTGGTATAATGAGTATAAATAATTATTCATTGATATGAAATTATGATCAAATCATTACTTGCTGTCCTTGCGGCAGCGGCGATTGTAGTGCCTGTAGAAGCGAAACCTACAAAGGGTTACTATACTATGGACGCCATGGGGTGCATGTTGTTGCGCGAATGTACCGATGGAGTCAAACAAGTCTTTAGTCTTTTGGATGTTTCTAGTCAGTATGATAATACTGATGAGTTTACTCCAGTTACTCTTGAATTCAACCGAATGCTCACTGCTCTTGATGCAGTCGGAGTTAAGGTGTTTCTAGCAGACGAAAAGTATTTCCCACCTGGACATCGTGGTGTCTACCATACTGTCGGTAATAACTTTTTTCTCAATAGAAGATTCATGCATCGCCCTGGTGTATTAATGTCAGTAATGCGTCATGAGGGTTGGCATGCTGCACAAGATTGTATGGCGGGTTCTATTAATAATAATATGATTGCTATCATCCATAATGAGGAAGATGTTCCTCCTCTATGGCGTGAAATGGCAGAGCGTACCTATCCTAAATCTGCTGTGCCCTGGGAGGCAGAGGCAGGATGGGCAGGTAGAACTGAAAACATGACTATGGAAGCACTTGAGTCTTGTGCGGCTGGTACTATGTGGACTGACTATGAACTGACTCCACTCACTCGCAAGTGGTTAAAAGAAGAGGGATACATCAAGGAATAAATAACTATGCCTTGACTCTCTATTATGTCGGACACAAAACCCGCTGTAGAGAAGCAAGACCACGGTGAAGATAAAAGTGAAGTTCTTGGTAATTTGGTGAAAGTTGTTGTACTTATTTGGTCTGCTTCTCTCCTCACATTCAGTTACGTAAGACTACCCAACGGTCAAAAGATTCTTGATTTTGATCCCACGTTTATCGCATCCGTGTTCTCTGGATCTTTAGCTGCGTTTGGACTGTCTCCTGCTAAAGCAGGTGGTGGCAACGGTAATGGTAAAGCACTAGCAAAGAAAGAACCAGAGGTTGTCTCCACTATTGAACCAAAGAAAGATGCAAAAACTGATTAACGTTATCGCACTCCTATCGGGACTGACCTCATTGGCAGTCCTTGGTGGGGGTGTTTATTTGTATACCCAAAAAGATGCCCTTGTAGAAGGTGCTATCGATAAAGTTACTAAAGCTGCTGTGGAAGGTGTCAGCAATGCCCTCCCAGGTATGCTTGATGCTGCTGTACCTAAACCACCCGAACTTCCCAAGCAAACTGGTGGTGTGCTACCAGGAATGTGATGGAAATAAAGGAGATCAAATCAGCGAATATTAATCTTCGTGATTTAGACATCCCTCCAGTTAATGTTTTAAGCGCACCTATTGTTAATCAAGTTACTGCACCTCCAGTAACAGTAAACATTGGTTTGCCTATTGTTGACATTCCTGGTTGTGTAGAGGCACACGAAGCAAACAACAACTCCAAAACTCTCGGAAGTGATGACGAGAGGGGATTGGTTACTTATTGTGATTCTGGTGTCCCCAGTTACAACCCTATTAATTTTGAGCCTGAACAGATAGTTCCAACGTATCCTGCTGGTGTAGATACTGGACCAAAAACGAAACCTAAAACTCCCCCTATTGATGAGTTACCGATACCTAAAACTCCCCCTGCTAGTGCGGTCATTGAGTGTCCCACACCAGCACAAGCAGCGAAGGAGCCTGTTGGCACCTACATTGAAGGATTCCGAAAGAAGGTAACTGAATATAAACTGGTTGGGAATGAGTGTATTCAGATCACAGAGAAGGTGCCCATCCCAGAGCAGATTGTTGCTGGTGCTCCGAGTGCTGGTGTAGTCACCACCACTGCTACGATTGCTGTAGTGGCTACAGCATCAGCACTTATGGCAAAACCGCTGGCAGACATCCTACTCAAGGTTGTCAAACCAACGGTTAAGAAAGTTATGAAAAAGATTGCTACTATTCGGGGGAAGGAGTTACCTGTTGAGTCTGTAAGGGACCGCCGAGATCAGCAGCGGATTCGCTCACACGCGATTCGGAAACTGAAGGGGAAGGAATAGAATGTCGATGTGGTGCAATAGCATTCTTATTCATTACCACTACATCAGCACACACTTTATAGTAAGGACTCTTGGGGTGAAACATAATTCCTTTTTGAAGTAACTCTCCACAATTTTTGAGTCTCGCAATCTCAAAATCTAACCGCTTGTTAGCAGTAAGTTGTTGTTGCAATTCAATCTGTGTGGTTGCTGCCTTCTTACAAAGGTCTTGTAACTTTTTGTCGGTTGGTGTGCTCCATGTCATAGAGAAACCAATACCCAAGTTGTAGTTATCTTTCTGTCCAGTCCTTACAGGGACACGATATAAAATATCACCAGGATTATCAGGGGCACCATCCTCATCCAAATCCCTCATATCATATACGGGGTCATTATAATAGGGCTCGTATGGTCTGGTAGCAGAAGCACTACCAGTTACATATGGTGTGAAGTTTCTGGTTGGACCTTGACATTGGATTCCTCCACCGTAGGTGTTGGTAATGTAGGGACCTTGTAAAACTTGAATGGCTTGGTTAGTAACAGAGCCAGAGCTATTGGCGACAGGAGCCGCAGTAGCACTAACACCACCAACATTCGCGAATGCTTCTTGAGGAATAAAAGCACTGATAATTATTGCGAGAAGATAGAGGTTGTGTCGGTTACGCTTGTGACCTCTGTGGTTCTTTGGATGATTGTTTGATTGCTTAAACCAGGACCTTGATACGTCTCCGTGAATTGAAACGCTCCCCCTGGTGTCGTCTGTGTGAAGTTTGGTCTTGTATTGATTCCTGTCCATGTTGAAGTCACACCGTCTATAGTTACATTGTTAGCACCAGTGCCAGGTTGTAATGCTCCTGATGCTGTAATTCCACTCCCTGTTACTGAATACTGATATCCAGTGTTGTAGTCCATCGAGTTGATGGTCTCTGTAATTTTCTGTGTCGTCTCTGTGTGGCTGGTCATGGAGCCTTGGGTAAAGTTAGGAACCACGGGGACTGCTTGAGCAGCCCCGTGTAAGGCACCAAGAATTAGTCCGAGACCGACTGCTTCTGATAATCTAGTCATATTTAGTATCAGTCAATAACAGTGATTTCAGTAACGAATTGTCCTGTCGCAGATGAACCTGCTCCACCAGCAGTCAGCGTGATAGCATGAGTTCTGTCAATCGTACCTGCGAGTGTGCCAGCAGAACCAGCAGCATAAGAGGTAAGGTTACCGAAGTTGGGAACATCACCTGTGCTTACAGCAGCGGCGGGGACACTATCTGCTGCGTTATACGATTCAGTCAAAGACCAATCTTGTCCAGATGTGGTAACAGTGTATGTGCCAGCACCAGAGGTAGCACCACCCATCGTGCCTGCTGTGATGTTAGAACCAGAGGCAGAATAACTACCACCGATTCTTACCGCAGTAGAGCGAGCAGCATCAACAGTTAGTTGAACGCTAGATGCATGTTTAGTAACAAGTCCGCCAGCATTTGCTGCACTTGCGGTCATCAGAAGCATTCCAAAAGCAATTGCTGCTTTCTTCATTAACCTAGAAAATTAACACCAAAAATATTTATAAGAGGGGGGCTTGACACCCGATAAATAACGTGATACTATAATGGTCGTCGCAATTATGAAACGCATGACAGCAGTTACATTGATTGGAGCCGCTGGCCTGGCGGCGTTTGCTGCCTATGGCGCAATGACCACTCCTCCTCCAGTAAAAGAAGTTGCAGTAGCACCACCACCAGTTGAGATCCCAATAGAACCATATAGATCTTCTTGGAAGTGTGATACCTGCACACCAGAAGAAAAATATGTCCTCGAACAACTCCAAGAACACACCCGAATCACAGATCGCAATGCTCTTGCAACGATCATGGGTAACATTAAACAGGAAAGCAAGTTCATTCCCAACATATGCGAGGGAGGGGCTAGAGTTTCTTACCGCAATTGCCTTCGGGGTGGTTATGGTCTTATTCAGTGGACCAGCCTAGGTCGTTATAATAACCTTGGTAAGTTCTGTAATAAATACAACTGTGACCCCAGCAGCCTGGAAGGTCAGACTCGTTATATGATTAATGAATCTGTATTCCAACGTTACTTGCCTGAATTTGAGGGCAGTGGAAAAACTGTCCGTCAGTACATGGTTCCAGCATATTATTGGTTAGGATGGGGCATCAAAGGAGCTAGGGAAACCTATGCCTATGACTACACCAAACGATTGAAGTATTCATGACCTATCCAGCTCCAGAATATCTTGAGGATGACGAATGGTTTGGACCCGCTGTCCTTTCCGAAAAACAATTAACTATCAGAGAGATGAGGGAGAAGTTAATTGAAGAAGAAATTCTTCTTCCTTTATCCGATGATCAACCTCGTAAAGAGGTTGCAAATATCCATGAAGTGATGTATAATATCGCTACCAGCAACGGCAAGACCACTACACAACTCGATCCTATGCCACAACTAGGTGGTGGATCAGAACAGATTCAATCTGGTCCTGGTGGTTGGATGTCTGGTACAGGTATGGCTCAATTTAAATGACACAAAACGACTGGCGTTATTCTGATGAGAGAATGGATGTAAGAACACAAGGACTCAACATCCTTCTCAAAAAATTTGGATCGCAGATCTGCGCTGACGGATCTCCTCGCTACTCCAATCAAAGCATCTATGAATGTGTACATGATTGGGTGTCCCAAGGTAATGTGAGGACAGATGGCATAGTGGCTTACTACAAAGCATACTACGCTTGACAAACCTCCAACACTGTGCTACTATATACAGTGTTCAAGAGGTTGCAAAGTCTGTTGTTTCGGACAGGGGTTCGATTCCCCTCACCTCCACTCATGGGGGTGCCATGGTCTCGACGGGGCAAAAAGGTTGTAACTGTTGACGGAACAAAACCATAGATGCAAACACATCTGACTCCGCAGCGAATAACATCGTTGCATTCTCCCGCAGCACCGTTGCTGCCTGAATGGGAGATGGGGGATAAGTCTTCCTTCTAATCCAACAGACTCTTTGGGGTGCAATGCCCCTTCATGTCTTGGTAGCTCAGCTGGACAGAGCAACTGTCTTCTAAACAGTCGGTCGCTGGTTCGAGTCCAGCCCAAGACGCCAGGGCGATTAGCGCAGCGGTAGCGCACCTCCTTTACACGGAGAGGGTCGGGGGTTCGATTCCCTCATCGCCCATAGTATTTTTATACTAATGAAGAAAAAATCTTTGAAAAAACTTATTCAAAAACCTCTTCGGTTTCATCATCAAGATATTCATGAAGAGTTAGATCAAATTAAACGTATGTTGATCAATGTTAGTAATCAGATGCAAGAATTGCGGGAAGCAATTAGAGGGACACCCCACCAAATTGAAGAGTTGCCAGTGCGAGAATCTTACGAGCATCCGTGGTACAAATATAAGCGGGAAGAACTTATCGCTAGTGGAAATTATACAGAACCCACGCGAGAAGAATACTCCGCTACTGTCACGGCAAGATATGGAGTATCAGGAACAGCGACGACAGAGAAGAGTTCGTCGAATTGAATTTGAGGAGCGTTGACTCCTTTTAACGGGGCGTAGTATAGTGGTAGAATGCCGCGTTTGGGACGCGGAGGTGCAAGTTCGATTCTTGCCGCCCCGATTGGTACAATACCAACACTATTTTTTAATCATGCAAATTTTTCTAGACACTGCCGATTACAATGCTATCGCTGAACGTTATGCGACGGGTCTTGTCTCTGGTATCACAACTAATCCTACACTGGTTCGTAAGTCTGGTGTAAACTATTTTGATTTCATCCGTACACTTTCAAGAGACTTTGCTTTTGAAAGCATCTCGGCAGAAGTCGATGGAGAAACTGCTGATGAGATGATCGAAAACGCTCAACAGTATATCAAGATCGGTTCTGAAGTTACAATCAAACTCCCTTTAACCAAGGAAGGTCTTATCGCATGTAAGATTCTGTCCGAAGAAGGAGTTAAGACTAACGTCACCCTATGTTTCAGTGCTGCTCAAGCAGTCATGGCTGGTCTTGCAGGTGCCACATACATCTCCCCCTTTGTTGGTAGAATGAATGACAACTCCTTCAGTGGCGTTGAACTGGTACGTGCTATCTCTGGTCTCTACTGTGCTCAAAATGTTCAGACCAAGGTACTTGCAGCCAGTTTGAGAGATGTCCACCATGTGTCTCGTTGCCTGCTCTATGGTGCTAAAGTAGTTACATTGCCAACGGGAGTCTTTGACAAGATGTATAATCATGTCTTGACCGACGCTGGTCTAAATATTTTCAAAGAAGATTTCGCTAACCTCAAATGAGATTCACTATCTACTCCAAACAAGGTTGTCCATTCTGCGATCAGATCAAACTACTGTTCGAGTTGAATGAGTTCAAGTTCGTCGAATACAAACTTGATAGAGACTTTGATCGTGTAGAGTTCTATGATAAGTTTGGTGATGGATCTACTTTTCCACAGGTTGTTCTCAATGATAAAGTCAACCTTGGTGGATGTACTAACACCATTAAGTACCTACAAGAACAAGACATCTGTTGTAATGTATGACTGAAGAACAAATGACAGAGATCACTGAACAAGAGTTTCAGGATCAATTTGATGACATCATGGAAAGAATCGAAAAGCATCAAGAGTATTTTTTGATTCGTCGTGAAGATGGTAGTGCTGTCGTGGCGGCTCCAATTACAGAAGAGTTGGAACCACTACTTGACATTATGCCCACAATGGAGTATGATGACGGAGTTCCTGGCGAACCCTCCTACTGATGAAACAAACTATTCTTCTTGAACGTTTCCCATACCGATACATTCAGTGTGGTAAACTTGAGATCAACGGTATGCCTGACTGCCGTATTCAGAAAGTAGATTCATACACAGGTCGATACAAAGACATGTATCTGTGTGACAATGAGATGCAGTTGATGACTGCTATGGAGGATCATGACTACACTTGTTGGTTAGATCCTGATAATATTCCTTCCTATCGCAAAGACTTCGTAACAGCATGACTATCAAAGAACATTTAGAAGAGGCACTTGATCAAGTATCTAAAGCATTGATCGGTGCTCTCGAAGAAAAAAATGAAGATCAGGTAGTAAAACTATTTGAGCTTTATAATAAAGTAAAAGAAGCACAACCTAAAGAAACTTCTGGATTCTCTATTGACTTCAGTGATTACAATATTGCTGCTCAAGCAACTGACTGGACTAACTTTGGTGCTGGTCAAGATGTAATCTCATTCGGTGGTGACACAACTATTAGTAGTGATACCATTAGTCTTGGATAGACTATAAACTTACCCTGGTGGAGCTGGGTAGATTCGTCTGCTGGTCCAGTCTCGGTATGACTATAAACTAGCCCTGGTCGGGATGGGTCATCGACCCCTCGGGTTTCTTGCTTCCTAAAAGTAAGTGGTGCGGATGGGATACTCTCCCGCCTGGTTTCTTGTTTCCAGTCAAAGAACAAGTGGCGAGCCTGCTCTGGGGGACTGACCGTCCCCGACTCGCGGGGTTAGTTCAGCGGTAGAACGCTATCCTTCCAAGTTAGATGTCGTCGGTTCGATTCCGATACCCCGCTTGGTGGACAGTACACAAACTGTCCACTTGACAGACAATCAAAAGTCTGTTAACATAAATAAATGTTGCAACTGGCACTGTGCCAATTGTAACAAAACGAGACATGTCGAGTCTCTATTCATCTGCAGGTAACCATTCTGCAAGTAACTTAAAGGTAATTCAAATGATTAAATCTGTATTCGCAGCTGTTGCAGCTGCTCCTCTTTTCGCTGGCGCTGCCCTTGCAGGTCCCTATGTTAATGTAGAAGCAAACTCTGGATTCCGTGGATCGGACTACCAGGGCACTGCTACCGACCTCCACGTTGGCTACGAGGGTCCTATCGGTGAGTCTGCTTCTTACTACGTCCAAGCAGGTGCTACCATCGTTTCTCCTGATGGCGCTGCTTCTGACACCGTTCCTTCTGGTAAGGCAGGTGTTGGCGTTGCTCTGACCGACTCCCTCGGTGCATACGGCGAAGTCTCCTTCGTTGGTTCTGGCGACCGTGATGTTGACCGTGGTTATGGCACCAAAGTAGGTCTGAAGTATTCCTTCTGATCTAAATCCTTAATGTGATTCGGGGGACTTCGGTCCCCCTTTTTTATGAAGTATCTATTCCACCCTCTCACCCTCACGAATCTACTGATCTGTGGATTCTTGGGGTCGATACAAGTAATACATACTCACGCTCATCATAAAATGAATCTTGATGTTGATAGTTATGTTACGTCATTTCTTAAAAAGAATCCAGAATTTTTGGAAAGGAAGTGTTACGAAGTGGAATAATAGACCACGCAGTCGTAAAGCATGGATTGATTTGTATGTTTCTTATCTGAAGCGTATTCCCGAGAGGCAATACTGGCCTATCTTTATCATTCTGTCTCTCTACTTCGTCGTTCCGATGAGTGAGATTACAGTAACACTGGGAGCACTTCTTTACTTCAAGTTTGAAAAAAGAATTCGACCTGTCATTGAAAAAGTAACCAGCAGATTACCTGATTGGTTGCGTTATGGTGGTAGTATTATTTTTTTCCTTGTGATGATTGATGATACTTTGTTCTACTTCGCACTGATTGCTTTGGCATTCTGGAGCAGCAAGCAAGTTAAGAAGTCTGATGTCATCGATCAAGAATAATTATTGATGAGGGGATTGACGCCCCTCTTTTTTTGATATATACTATGTAAAGATTTATAACAAAGATCATGACAGTCACAACCAACGACCAAGGGCAACAGAATATGTGGGCAGTGGAACCCCAGATGGTTGTAGAAGAATACAACCGCAAGGGTCTCTTCTCACCCATGCAGCAGCGTGAGATGTATAATGGACGCTGGGCAATGATGGGAATTGTTTCGGGGTTGCTTTCTTACGCAATCACTGGTAAACTGTTCTTTGGTATCTTTTAATTTTATGCCCGACCCTGATGCACTTTGGAAGGATATCCAGAAGCTCGATGATTTGTATGAAGAGCTACTGTGGCATCCTGACGATGAGTTACAATTTACTCACGATGGTCAGAAGATCATCATCACTAACAAAACTTTGGAGAACAAACAATGAAATTTGGATTTACACCTGAAGCAGAGATCCTCAACGCACGTCTGGCAATGCTCGGTTTCGTCATTGCTGTTGGCACTTACATGACTACGGGGCAGCTAATCCCTGGAGTCTGGTGATGCTTATAACTGCTATGCTTTGCATAGCGGCATTCGTTGGAGCCGCTATGATGACTCCTGATAACGATGACGACGATGATCATCAGGGTGGCACCATGATCCCTGCCACCAACCCCATCTAATGAGTACAAATACTCTAATTTGGGGGATTGACAGGTGTGGGAAACCGTGCTACTATAAATAAATGTTAAGGAATCGACACATTCCTTAATAATACATATCTCAACTACTCGGAGTATTTCAATGACTGCATCTATCGCACAACGTCGCGGTGGTGAAAACATTTGGCAAAACTTCTGCGAGTGGGTTACCTCTACCGACAATCGTTTGTATGTCGGTTGGTTTGGAACTCTTATGATTCCCACCCTGCTTGCTGCTACCATCTGTTTCATCGTCGCTTTTATCGCTGCACCTCCTGTCGATATCGACGGCATCCGTGAGCCCGTTGCTGGCTCTCTAATGTATGGAAACAACATCATCTCTGGTGCTGTAGTTCCCTCATCCAATGCTATTGGATTGCATTTCTATCCCATCTGGGAAGCCGCTTCTCTCGACGAGTGGCTATATAATGGTGGACCATTTCAACTGGTTGTCTTCCACTTTCTGATTGGCATCTATGCTTACATGGGACGCGAATGGGAACTTTCTTACCGACTTGGTATGCGTCCTTGGATTTGTGTTGCCTACAGCGCACCCGTTGCTGCTGCTTCTGCAGTTTTCCTCGTCTATCCCTTTGGACAAGGTTCCTTCTCTGACGCCATGCCTCTTGGCATTTCAGGAACATTTAACTACATGCTTGTCTTCCAAGCAGAACACAACATCCTGATGCACCCCTTCCACATGCTTGGTGTGGCTGGTGTCTTCGGTGGTTCTTTGTTCTCCGCCATGCACGGCTCCCTGGTGACCTCCTCC